GCGGTTTAGGCTCGTCAGACAACAAGCCCCGCCTTCTCCTGCGTCCCTGGTCGCCCTCGTACTGCTTATACGTGCCTTGGTCCACCTGGAGCAATTCCGCCATGTCCGTCTGCGAGATGCCCACGCCTTCACGAGCACGCTTCACACGATCACAGAATTCCTTGCGGTAGAGCGACGGTACGCAACGCCGCTCCCGGACGTTGGTGGTGTATCCCATGCTCATAGTATTCGGCAGGCTGTCTCCTGGCGCAGTATTCATTGAGTCCTTGACGCGTAATACAGACTGTCCTAAAGTGTTGCCCATGACATTCTCTGAAATCATCGACCAATGGCCCTCAATGTCTGCCCTCGCTGACGACATCAACGAGAACTACCAGACAGTCCAGAAATGGCGGTGCCGAAACCGCATCCCCGCCGAATACTGGACGCGGCTCGTCATCGCAGGGAACGAGAGGCGCATCAGCATAAGCATCGACGGCCTGGCCAAAGCAGCAGCGGCAGAGAAGGCCGCATGATGAACCTCCAGACACCCGCAATCCCATCCCTTGCGGGTGTTTCACTGTGGCCCGGCCTGTGCGGCGGGCCGTCTTTTTATTGACGGTTGACGGTTGCGGCATGCAACCAGTCTCGCGCACTCCTGGGGGAAAGTTGAGGAAATTCTTTTTCCGGCAGTTTCCCCCATGAATAACAAGATGCAGCTCACGCTCGACCTTGAAGCGGGGATTGAGGACCGTTATCCGCACCTCATCGACGTGGTGCGGGCACACGTTTATCAGAGCAGCAGGCCGTTGAAGGCACTGGCCGCCGATCTCGACGTGTCGCAATCGGATCTGTCGCGCAAGCTCTCGCAACACCCGGATGACTCGCGCCGATTCGGTGTCGATGATCTTGAGCGGCTGCTGGATGTGACTGGTCCGGGGCTGATCATGCAGTGGCTCATCGCCCGCTATATGCAGAGCCAGGAGCACCGAAAGGCTGCGGCATTACACGAGATTGCGCGGCTGCTGCCTGACATCCAGGCGCTGGTGAAGTCGGCAACAAAACAATGAGATTGGAGGGGCGTGAGATGGGCGCGGATTTGCGCATGATATTCGGCGCCGCCGGATTCGATTCGACCAAGTACGATGCCCCGGCCCAGGATGCGGTTGCGGAGTTCCTGCAATACCTGTCCGTCCACGATCTCAGTCCCGGCAGCATAAAGCCGGACGGGCAGTTGCACCGATTCGCCGACGGCCCCAAGGACCACGGCAAGTCCGGCTGGTACGTGTTCCATGCCGACGGCATTCCGGCCGGGGCTGCCGGCTCATGGCGGCGCGACATCTCCCTGACCTGGAGCCATCGCAACGGCGTCGGGTACTCGCCGGAGGAAATCGAGCGGAACAACCTGCGTATGGCGCAGCACCGCGCCGCCGCGCTGGCCGAGCGGCAGCAATCTTGGGAGCAGGCGGCGGAGACGGCGGCCCGGTTCATTGCCGGGTGTCAGCCGGCGGACGCGGCACACCCATACCTCGCGAAGAAGCGCGTCGGCGTGCATGGTGTCCTGCAGGCCGCGGATGGCCGGATCATCGTGCCGCGGGTTGATGCGTGCGGCAGGGTATGGAGTTGGCAGGGCATCGATGCCGACGGTGGGAAGCGATACATGCCGGGCGGCCGGGCAAAGGGCACGTTCCATGTGATCGGCGGGCCGGTCGGCAGTCTTATTTACGTCGCCGAGGGGTACGCCACTGCAGCCACCGTTCACGAGGCGACCGGCAAGCCGGTGGCGGTGGCGTTCGACGCCGGCAACCTCAAGGATGTCGCCACGTCCTTGCGCGCAGCGCATCCGGGCGCGGCCATCGTGATTGCCGGCGATGTCGATGAGTCCGGGGTGGGCCAGAAGGCGGCCCACGAGGCTGCGGTGGCCGTGGCCGGCCGGGTTCTGTTGCCGGTATTCGCGGCTCCCGGGGCCGACTGCACGGACTGGAACGACCTGGCCGTGGCGGAGGGTCTGCATGTCGTGAAGAGGCAGATGGATGCCGCCCAGCCGCGGCCGTTGTTGATCGGCCTGTCCGACATGCTGGCCGAAGCGCGGGCGCCGGAATGGACCGTGCGCGGGGTTGAGGAGCGCAACACCATCGGGGTGACGTTCGGGGAGCCCGGTGCGGCGAAGAGCTTTTTCGAGTTGTCCAAGTCGCTTGCCATCGCCCACGGCATGCCCTGGGTCGGGCGCAAGACGACGCGCGGGGTGGTGGTTTACGTCGCCGGAGAGGGGCAGGGCGGGCTTGCCAAGCGGATCATGGCCTGGCACCTGCACCACGGCATCGAAACGGCTCCGGCGCTGTTCTGGGCGACCAGGCACCGGGTCACGATGATGGTCCCGGAAGAGGCATCCAGCCTGCGTGTCGCCATTTCGGCGCTGGCCGAGAAGCATGGCCGGATAGACAAGATCGTGATCGATACGCTGGCCCGCAACATGGGCGGCGACGAGAACTCAACTGCCGACATGTCGGCATTCATCGATGCGGTGGACATGCACCTGCGCGTACCTTTCGGTGCTGCGGTAACCATTGTCCACCATACCGGCTGGGCGGCACTGGACCGGATGCGGGGGTCGCGTGCTCTTGAGGCGGCGAGCGATACGGCCTGTTCGGTCGCCCGCGACGCGGCCGGAATCGTCACCGTGGAATCCAAGCGCATGAAGGACGGTGAGCCGTTCGATCCGATGTATTTCCGGCTTCAATCCGTGCCCCTGCCGGGCATGCTGGATGACGAGGGGAATCCGCTATCCAGCGCGGTGCTGATCTCGACGGAATCCCCGGATGATGTCATGGCCGGGCTGCGTCCACAGGACCGCCGGGCGCTCGAATGGCTGCGCGGGGAGTTCCTGCGGATCGGGATGACCCTGAAAGAGCAGGGACGCGATCCGGCGAGCGCGTCGGTGGAGTGGAGGGGGTGGAAGGAGGCAACACACAAGGCCGGGATATGGACGGGAGATCGTGCCGTATTCAGCCGTATCGGAGAGCGTCTTGAGGCGGCCGGATTAGTTGCGCGTGACGGTGTTTTCGTGAAGTTGACTAACAGTTGACCAAACGTTGACCAAACAAACAGAAATGTTGACCAAGCGTTGACCAAAGCGTTGACCAAGCCACCATCAGAAACATGCAAAACATGCCAGAAATTAGAACAAGTCCAATATGTTGACCGAGTGTTGACCAAATGTTGACCAAATGTTGACCAGAATTTCGCGACACCTCAAGCGACTGTTGACCAACAGCGTGCCCACCCACTTAAAAGGTGGGCACGCATGGTCAACATCGCGGGTGTTGACCGTCGCGGCTGGTCAACGTGATGAGGAGGCGTGACGATGACGAAACGATACCAGGGGCGCAGGCCGGAAGGCATTTTGATAGCCGAGCTGGATGGCGGCTGGGAATTGTGGAACAGGAATCGAGGTTCCAATGGTTGGACGAGCTTGAAACTTGTTTTTGCCAAAGGCCGGGAGAAGAAAGCGAATTATTATCTGGGATGGAAAGCTGACGAATGCCGGCTTGCAAGGAATCACGACGCAGGGATTCTTTACGAGAATTTGCCAAACCTGTATGCGCAGGTGCTGGCGTGTCTTGGTGAGCGGTTCGGTACGCCGTCATTGGCGAACGCATGAGCCAGATCGCCCTCACACTCCCCTGGCCGCCCACGGTGAACCATCAGTACCGGCGAAACCGTAACGGCGGCGTGCGCCTGTCGGCGGAGGTGAGGGACTTCCGGGCGGTGGTCGCCGCGCAGGCGATGATCGCGTGCGTCGGGAAGAGGCGGCCGGTGTTCGGTGGGCCGGTGTCGGTGGATGTGGTGCTGTCACCACCGGACCGGAGGCGGCGAGACATCGACGGGCCGATCAAGGCGCTGCTGGATGCGCTCACCCATGCCGGCATCTGGGAGGACGATGCGCAGGTGTGTGAGCTTCACGTCCTGCGCATCGCGGCGCTGGAAGGCGGGGAGTGCATGGTGGAGGTGACCGGGCGATGAGCCGAAGGCCCGGCTCGGTAACATGGCTGCGCTCGTGGCTGCACCAGTGGGCCGCATGGCACATGGCGCAGCACGGCTATCCAGACAGCTCCCCGGAGTGGCGTGCTGCGCATGCCGTGCGCGCCGATGGCCCGCCGCAGTCGATGCCGCCCAATGGGGCCGAAATCCCGGCCGCCCTGGTGGCCCTGCATTCCGCCTTGCAGGAATTGGCTGGGGATCGCGTCCTTGGCGTGCCCATCCACGCCATGCGCCTGTGTTACCTGCACCACCCAGCCAAAGCCGCGGAAATGCTGGATATTTCGCGGGCCAAGGCATTCGTGCTGCGCCAACAAGGAGAGCTTGCGCTGCTGGCTTACTTCAAGGCTGGCAGGGCTTAGCCTTGACTGTCCAGAATTTCTGGAGTAGTTTGGTAAACAGTCCAATGCTGTCACCGGGAGCCACACTGCGGCCCCGCCACAACCCCGCCCTGAGCGGGGTTTTTCGTTTCTGACTCTGCGAGGTATCCCATGAACTGGCTGAAAGCGCGTTTACGTGAACCGTCCACCTGGGGCGGCTTGATCTCGATCCTTACCCTGGTCGGCGTGGTCCTCTCTCCGGAGCAGAAGGAGGCGGTCGTCGGCGCTGGCGTCGCCATCGGCGGCCTGCTGATGGTCTTTCTGCCGGAGGCTGGGGCGAAGTAATGACCTCCGGCTTCGCCACCGTCCTCATCGTCCTCGGCAGCCTCGCCGTGGTCGGTCTTGTGGTGTGGCTCAGCGCACGAGCCAGCGCCAAGGCTGAAGCCCAAGCGGAGCTTGCGCGGGCTGAGGCGGAGCAGGCCCGGCTCACCGCCAAGCTTGCTGCGGCGGCGGACGCGATGGCGCGGAGTAAAACGGATGCCGAACTGCGAGACACGCTGCGGCGCCACGGCGCGGACAACGATTGATGCAGCCCAATCTCGATGCTGCCCTCGACCTCATCCGCCGAGAGGAAGGGCTGCGCCTGGAGGTGTATGACGATGCGACCGGCCAGCCTATCGTGCCCGGTACGCATGTGCTGGGCCACCCGACCATCGGCTACGGCCGGGCGCTTGATGTCTGTGGGATCACCAAGGCCGAGGCCGAGCGGCTGCTGGGGGACACCGTGCATCTGATCGTCGCCGAACTGCTGCGCAAGTACGAGTGGTTCCCACGCGCCACCGAGGCCCGTCAGGCGGTGATCATCAGCATGGCGTACCAGCTTGGCGTGGTCGGGCTGGCCGGCTTCGCCAACATGATTCGATGGTGTGAGCTTGGCCGGTGGGACGATGCGGCCGGCGAGATGCTGCGCTCGAAGTGGGCGACGCAAACGCCAGGGCGGGCTCAGCGTGCGGCCCAGATGATGAGAGACGGATGAAATGATTTGCGCCCGGACGGTGGCACCTCCCCCTGCTGGCCTTCCCCTCGGCCATGCACTTAGCCGCCGCCGCGGGCGCACCCTATTCCTGGCCGCGTGCCTGGCTGCCATGCCGGCGCTCGCGGAAGTGACCATCAAGCGCGAGAGCGAAGTCCCGCCCGAGGCGCTTGCCGCCGGGCCGGTGGTGCTGGTGGTGCAGTACATCGTGCCGGGGCGTCCGATCACGCGCACGTACATCGCGCGGGACTGGCATGCGTGTCACGCCGATGCGCGGCTGGTGCGTGGCGCCGATCATGTGGTCTGCGTGTCTGCCGAGGCGTGGGAGGCGGCTGGCGAGGCGATGCCGACGGCGCAATTCGCGGAGGGGGCGATATGACGAAGTGCGTGTGTGACGACTGCGGCTGGTGCGGCGACGAGGACCATGTGTTGCTTGGACGCAATCCGTTCGATCCCGATAGTGAGATCGACGGCTGCCCGCAGTGCAAGAAGATCGATTCCGTCTCGCGGGCCTGCGATGAGCCCGGGTGCCGCAGGCTTGTGGTGTGCGGCACGCCGATGCCGGACGGGACTTATCGCTGCACATGCCACGACCATAAGCCGGAAGGGGTGACCGCATGACCCTCGAACGCATCGTGTACTGCGCCTTCGCGGCAACCCTCCTGGCCGCGATCCTCATCCTCACCGGCTGCGCGCCGGATTCCCAAGTCGTGCGCTCCGTCACCACCGAGCCCGCGCCGATGTGGTGGTGGATGATCGTGGGGGCGCCGTGAACGCCCGGCCAGCGTGTCTGTGTATCTACCATGGCAACTGTGCGGACGGCTTCGGTGCGGCGTGGTCTGTCAGGCAAGCCTTCCCAATAGGAAGCGTCGAATTTTATCCGGGCGTGTATCAGAGCCCACCGCCCGACGTAACCGGCCGTAAGGTCATCATGGTGGACTTTAGCTATAAGCGCCCGGTCATCGAGGAGATGGCGAAGCAGGCGCAATCAATCTTGATCCTCGACCATCACAAGAGCGCAGCCGAGGATTTGGCCGGTTTCCAGGCGCCGCCAAACTTTGTAGGTGAGGATTTATCCGGTTGGCTTCCTGACGAAGGCATATATGCGCAGTTCGACTTAAATCACTCTGGCGCGTGGTTGGCATGGAAGCATTTCCACGCTGCGCCGCATCCACGACTGATAGAGCACATCGAGGACCGCGACCTCTGGCGGTTCTCCCTGCCAAAGACCAGAGATATCCAAGCGGCCGTGTTCAGCTATCCCTACGACTTCGACGTGTGGACAAGACTCATGGAAGAAAATCCTGATGTGCTTGCTACCGAAGGCGCCGCCATCGAGCGCAAGCACCACAAAGACATCGCCGAGCTGGTGCAGGTCGTCACCCGCAAGATGCGGATTGGGGGCCACATGGTTCCGATTGCCAACCTGCCCTACACGCTCGCAAGCGACGCAGGGCACTTGCTATGCGGTAGCGATTTTCCTTTTGCTGGCTGCTATTGGGACACCCCAGAAGGGCGGGTCTTCTCTCTGCGCAGCAAGGAGGATGGTTTCGATGTTAGCGAGATCGCCAAGCAGTACGGCGGCGGCGGACACAAGCACGCTGCCGGTTTCAGGGTGCCATGGGGGCACGAGTTGACGCAATGAACGGGATTACAATTCTCATCGCCATGAGCTGCCTGGTGCTCTCCGGCTGCGTTGCACCCGCAGCCGCCGTGATAGGCGCGGGTGCTCAGGTTACCGATGTCTGGCGGCACTGGGGAGACGGCCGGGAGCCAATCACCGTCCGCTCGCGTGAGTGCGAATGGGCGCGGGCCATCTATCCGAATGACGCGGCAATCGAGGCGATGGACCGGCAGGCCCTCGAAGACCTGAGCCGGCACAACGAGCTGGTCAAGACGGATTGCCAGCAGCCGGCGATGAAGAACGAAAAACAATGAGGACCGTGCGATGGCGAGTGATGAGGTGACTGGTGGGTACGGTCTATGGGCGTGGGTGGCTGCGGCGGGTGGATCGGTGATCGCCTTCGCCAAGCACCTAGTAGGCCGCGAGGTCTCCCGGGTGGATAGGTCGTTGGACAATCACGGCGAGCGAATCAATACGCTGGAGCGGACGGCGGTGAATCAGGAGTCGCTGGAAAAGACCATCACGCGAGTAACCACTGACTTCAAGCAGCATGTTGACACCGTAGCCGCGGGAATTCATCAGCGCATCGATGATGTGCATCGAATGCTACCGAAGCGCGGGGGTGACTGATGTGAAGATCGGCGACATCATCGAGACCATGCAGTGGGTGGTCGGCGACGACAAGGAAAAGCTCGCGCTGATAGCGCGCATCCCGTATGACCTCAGCGACCGGCAACTTGACCGTCTGAGCAATATCCCGATCAGGCGCGTGCTCGATCTGGTCAAGGTCGGCAAGCTGCTGGAGCACCTGACCTCTACCAAACCGATCCGTGACTGTGACTACACTGACGAATCGCCGGCAAGGCCAAAGCCACTGGCGCGGGAAGTGCGGGCCGCCAGGGCAGCAGCGCGTGCGCGGCGGGCATCGCGGATGATGCTGGCGCGGCGGCAGGCGCATCCTGGGTGAGAGCGCATGGCTACCACTACACAGCGCCTTATCCACGCCGCTCAGATAAAGGCTGGGCGCGGATGGGCGAAGAAGAAGCCGAAAAAGACAGATGCCGAGTACCTGGCGCCGTATTCGCAAACAGATGTGCAACTGGAAAACTTGCTGACGCGAATCGAGGCTCACCCGGATGCGCAGACGCTACTCGGCATGCGCATGAACCTCGCCGCTCTTACCCTGAAGTCGCAGCGCGAACTGGAACTCAAGCAGTACCGCGATCCGAAGCTCCGCGCCGTCGAGCACCGCAACGAGGACGGCAAGCCCTTCATGATCGACTGCCCGGAGTGGGTGCGTGACCTCATCAAGAACCGAGAAGGTTAGCCCGGATGAAATCAGCGGCATATCAACCTATATGCCACGCGAGCCGTTCATGGCCTTCCACGGTCGCCGGCAACGGTGGGCGATACTCGTGGCGCACCGACGGGCGGGCAAGACCGTGACTTGCGTGGCGGACCTCACGTATGCGGCGATGGCCTGCACCAAACCGGAGGGCCGGTTTGCTTACGTGGCGCCGCAATACAATCAGGCGAAGGACATCGCATGGCTGTACGTCAAGCGGCTCACATCGGACATCCCCGGCGTCGAATACAACGAGTCGGAACTGCGCGCCGACCTGCCGAACGGGGCGCGGGTGCGTTTGTACGGTGCCGACAATCCAAACCGTCTGCGCGGCATCTACTTTGATGGCGTAATCATGGACGAGCACGCCGACATGAGGCCCAGCGTCTGGGGCGAAATCGTGCGCCCGATGCTTTCCGACCGCCGCGGATGGGCGGCCTTCATCGGCACCCCTCGCGGGCACAACGGGTTTTACCAGCTATGGCGATCCGCCGAGCGGGATGAAGGCTGGTATTCGCTGATGCTGCGCGGCAGCGAGTCCGGCCTTGTCAGCGCGGACGAACTCGCCGACATGCGCAAGACAATGGCAGATGAGCTGTACGCGCAGGAGGTGGAGTGCAGCTTTGATGCGGCCATCCTTGGGTCGATCTTGGGCCAGTACATCGAGCGGGCCGAGAGGGAAGGGCGCATCAATCCTGACGTCGATTACGACCGCGACGGGGCGCCGCTCATCGTGTCGTCAGACATCGGCTTCCACGACACCGCCGCATGGTGGTTCTGGCAGCCGAAGATGGGCGGATATTCGCTGGTCGATTACGACGACGATTCCGGGCTCGACGCGCAGGACTGGATAGACCGCCTCGAAGCGCGGCTTGCCGGCAAGAACCTGGCGAAGATATGGCTGCCGCACGATGCCCGCGCCAAGACCTTCCAGTCCCGGCATACGGTGGTCGAGCAATTCCTGGCGCGCTGGCCGGGCCGCATCGGCGTGGTGCCGGTGGCAAGCAAGCAGGACCGCATCAATGCGGCGCGCATGGTCATCGGCCGCTGCGAGTTCAACATGGACAAGTGCAGGGACGGCATCGAGGGACTGCGGCACTGGCAATTCGGTTTCAACGAGGAAACCAAGCAGTTCTCGCGTGAGCCAAAGCACGATTGGGCATCGCATCCGTCGGATGCTTTCAGCTACGGCGCCCAGGTAATGCGGATGGCGGAGCCGGCGCGCAAGCCAGCGCCTGATGTTCGCGGCCCGCTGACCATCGGCGAAATGATCAAGTATTCCGAGCGACCTACCACGGGGCGAGTGCGGATATGAGCGAAGTCGGCAGCATAGAATCGCAGGAAGATATCGGCCTGTCGCCGTCCGGCATCTACAGCCGGTGGATACGCGAAATCGAGATCGCCGATCAGCACGAGCGCGAATGGCGCCAGCGCGCCCGCAAGGTCTGGAAGCGGTACAAGGACGAGCGCGAGATCGGCGACACAGACAACAGGTTCAATATCCTGTATGCCAACACCGAAGTCCTGCGCGGCGCGATGTACGCCCGGCCGCCAGTCCCCGACGTGCGCCGCCGGTTCGCCGATAAAGACCCGGCCGGCAGGATGGCAGCGGAGACAATGGGCCGCGCCTTGTCCTACAACGTCGATTGCGGCGACCTCGATACCACCATCGCCGCTGCGGTAACGGATACGCTCATCTGCGGGCGCGGCATCATCCGTGTGCGCTACATCCCGACCGTGAAGGACGGCATCGTCACCGACGAAAGCATCGGCTGGGAGGCGGTCGAGTGGGACATGTTCCGCATATCGCCGGCCCGTCGCTGGCAGGATGTCCGATGGGTCGCATTCGGTCAATTGCTGACACGCGCCGAACTCAAGCAGCAATTCCCGGAGGTCGGCGCCTCGGTCAAGCTGGATTACACGCCGAAGGGCGTCGAGGAGTCCGACCCCGACGCCGACATCTACAAGCGGGCCCTGGTCTGGGAGATCTGGGACAAGGAAACGCGCACGGTTTACGCCATCTGCCGGGGGTACGACTCCAAGCCGCTCGCCGTTCGTCCGGACCCGCTCAGGCTGGAATACTTTTTCCCAATCCCGGCGCCGATGTACTCG